TAGCTGCGGCCTTACCTCTTGGACATAGTTTTGCCATTATGATTTCCTCACTTGTTTTTGCATTGGAGATTTAAACGCTTTCATTTTTTTCTTTTTCTTTTTCTTCTTACCAATTACACCTCTACCCATAAGGATATCAGCTTGGGTAATCTTACCATCTTTGTTTAAATCAGGAAATGAGCCTTTTTTATAATACTGTCTCATTATTTTTTACCTTTTTTCATTTTCTTTTTCTTATCAAGATATGCTCTTAATCCTGCATTCATCTTGCCACCTTTTTTAGGTTTTGAACCTTTTTTCATCATTGGTCTTTTTATCATTGTTCCTGGCATTATTTTTTTCCTCCGTTTCTAAATATTTGCGTTCCCTTTATACCATATATGCTCGCAACCACAAGGATCCAAAGATTTGTGAACCATGAAGGGAGCTGCGAGAACATCTCGAAAAAGAGTTTAACCTTGTCCATCGCAGTTGGATCATCCGATACCACTGCCCAAGCTAAAATAGCCACGGGCAAACTAAGAATTATCAAAACTGCCTCGTCCTTCCAGTCTGACTGTCGGGCTTCTAACAGTTTTCCCTGGTAAGCTTCCTCACCTTTGGCCATACGTTCAGCATGCATAAGTTGTGCATCTGACATTGCCATCTTCGTTCTCTGCTTGTTAGCATAAATTTTACTACCAGCAGAAACGGCTAATTTTATCGCCGATAACCACATAATTAGTACGCTTTAGAGTTTCTTTTTTTCTCTGGTAACATTCTTTTCTGACCACCAACTGGCATTTCAGGTTTTCCTGTACCAATATGATTAAAAGCTTTGTCAGCAGTTGATTTTGATCTAGGATCAATTTCAATTTGTTGATCAGCAACTTTTACATCAGTTATCTTATCTAGTTTTTCCATTTTTTCTCCTTATTCCTGCTCTGTTAAGAGCAATTGCTATCGCTTGTTTACGATTTTTTACTTTCTTATCAGATTTTCCAATAGAAAGCTTCTTTTTTTTAAATTCTCTCATTACTTTCGCAACTTTTTTCTGTTTTTTATCCATTTTTAATTTCCTCTCCTTATTATACTAACATCAGGAACCATTTTATCAGAATTTGGAAGAGTTTTTCCTAAAATTGTCTTCTCAATTGATGTGTTAGCTCTTAATTTAGCTAATTCTTCGTTTTGTTCAAGTTTTTCATCTTGATTTTCTTGTGCCATCATTGCTCTCATCTTATCTAAGTCCATTCTTTCTTTACCTTCACGCTCTTTTCTTTGATTTTCTTGCGCTCTAAGGTCTAATTCTCTCGATCTTAATTTAGCAATAGGGTCATTATCAAATTGTGATGTAATTTTCTTCTCCTCTTGTAAAAATTCTTCCATCATTTCAGCTATCAACACTGCTTTTCTTGATTCGATTTGTTGATTTAGTTGCATTACTTGTTGTTGCATCTGTTGTGCCATCATTGGATTCTGTTGCATTTGTGTTTGCATAGCTTGTAGCTGTTGTAACTCTTGTCTAAATTCTAATTCTATCTGTTCTTGAGCCATCAAACTAATATGTTCAAAAATATTTTTTTCTAAAGCAGCCATAACCATTGGATTATTTCTTGCCATGTTAGTTGCCATGAAATTTAAGTGAGCTGTCATGTGTGCTCTGTGATCTTGACCAGGAAAAGCTTGAAAAGGTCGACCTGCTAAAGCATCTATGTGTTCTAGTGCAGGATCTTTTGGTGCAGGTGGCATTGGTTTTACTAAAACTGAATCAATATTTTTTACACCTAACGCTTCATACATATTTCTATACGCTTGATATAAATTATGCATTTGAGGATTTGATTGTGCCAGCTGCAACTCAGTCTGTGCGAGGGATATTCTCTGAGTCTGTGAAAAGATGTTGGGGTCTGCAACTGGCAGTATATCTACTCTGTCATCAAAATCTGATTGTTTAATCATTTTTTGACCCCCAACTACGTCGTATGGATACTCTGGTGGTAGATATAACTTGAATACTCTTGCCAAAATTCTAAATTCATTTTTTAAAGCAGAGTAAATTCTTTTGTGGATCGCTGACATAGTTCTTGATCCTCTTTCTAGTAGTGCAACCGTAGTTCCAACTGCAGCTTGTTGATTACCATCACCAACTTGTAAATCTGCAATCGATGCAAATCTCTGACCTGCTTGAACCACCACACCCATTAAGGCTAATAAAGTTTGTGATGGTTCTTTAAATGGAAGCATCATGAAAGAATCTTTTAAGTTTCCACCCGGTGCATCTACATCTCTAAACTCACCAGGTTGTATAGACTGCGCATCATCTCTAATTCTAATGCCACGCATTTTAAATCCTGCGGGTAGGTTGGAGAGCGTACCCGCATCCAATAACTGACGAAGTGCTGCTGTTGCAGTTCTTGATAAACCGCCAATCATATGGATGAGACCGAATCCATAAAAACCTAGTCCTGGCAGAAACTTGAAGTGGACAAAATATTGGATTTTATTTTTCTTCGGATCTCCAATTTCGTAATTTCTTTTAATAGATAAAATTTCTTTTGAGCCTTCTTCGAGTGTTACAATGTATGGAAGTTTTATTCCTGATGGCTCACCTGTTTCAATATTTACATCTTCAAAACCTTCTATGTCTAAATTTATATGACACTCTAATAAAGTGTATACATCTTCATCCCTAGACTTAGATGTACCTTCTAGTTCTCTTTCTTTTTTTTCTACATCTGTTTCTTTTTCGTTAGGCTTACCTAATTCTACATCCCTGTAAAAACCAGCAACCTGTTGTTTTCGTAATTCGTTTTCAGATATTTTTACCCGATGAATAATTGCTTCCGCATCATCTAATGAGGTAGCTGTATACGGAACAATTAAATCATCTGCAGGGACAAACTTAGAAACAGCTCGTCCTTCTACTTCATCATAATAAACTTTTTTAAAAGTCGATCCTGACAAAGGTAAATGAAATAACATAGAATCAAATTCAGGTTCATACTCTTTCATCTTTTCCATGATTTCATAATTCATATAATCTTTAACACGCTGTGCTTGTTGCACTTTATCTGGAGTTTGTAGACCAAGTAATTGTGTTCTTACTGGTCCATCTGCCGGTAATAATTCTTTGTAAGCTAAAGCTTGAAATTGTGTTACTGCTTCTGCTAACACAGGGTGTGTTGCACCTGAAGCTCCTTGAAAAGGTTCTGATCTTTGATCGTATTTAAATCCTAATAAATCTAAACCTTGTGTATAACTTTTTTCCCAATCTTTTCTGGACATTGTGTAGTCCATATATTTTTGATTTAAGTCTGATGAGATACCAGATAAAACATCGTCTGGTAAAAATTCTGCTAAGTTTGCGTAGTGCTCATCACCACCTTCTGGTGATGCAGCATTTGGATCAAAGTTAATATCAACTGATCCATCTTCGTTTTCTACAGTCTCTACTGGACCAGGAGCCTCTTGTTGTTCTTCAATAGCTTCAACAACCTGTTCTTGTATTTCTTCTTCGCCTGGTACGTTAACTGTTTTTCTTGGCTCGTTTGGTAGAGCCTTGTCTATGTCTGCCATTTGTTTTCTCCAATTTTACTGTTTTAACAGTATTATAGTTTAAATTCAAGCCCTGTGGTACAGGCCCTGATTTTGGTGGTATTGTGGTTGTTAGTTTTTTAGTCAAAGTCATCTGCTGCTTCCGCAGCCTCTTCTGCTGCTCGTTCTGCTGC